ACCAATCTTACGCCACATTTGGCAGAACATATAATCTTCAGACAAGTAGCGTTCACTGCCGCCGCCTGTGATAGATTCTTTGGTGTCAATTACTGTATCAAAGTAAGCATGAATGTATCGTGAACCATCAAAGTTAGCCTGACCAATATGATCTGGTTTGTATTTGATAAGTGGGTATGCTTCTTGCATCATATCAAATACATGACGTTTAATCAGCATATGTCCTGTACCAATCTCCATCACTTCTAATGGATCTGATACTTGGAATGATTGTGTACCTTTCACTACGTTGAAAACATATTCACCAACCAACTCTTGTAATGCACCTGGATCCATTTCAGGATGTGCTCTTGCAGCTGCAGCAACGTTACCCCAATTAATAGATTTCTTGGGATATGGGCCACCGACAACATCTTTATCGAGTGCTAAGAGTGCAAGAACATCTTGCGGTGAGTAATGAATGTCTGAGTCGATGAATAGTAAATGTGTATATCCTGAACGGAGAAACTCATCGACTAGGTAATTACGAGCACGAGTAATAAGTGATTCATTAAACAAAAAGGAGAATCGTGTTTCGATTCCGTATTTGTTAAATGTTGTTTGCAAATCTAGGCAGGACTTCATATAGAGTCCATGTGCCATACCACCATACATGGGTGTGGCAATGAAAATTTTATTCTTTTTTAATTCTTCAATATTGACTTGAATTTCCATAGTGTATCCATAAAGTAAAAAAAGGAGAGATACTAATATATATCTCTCCTTGCTCAACAAAGCGCCGTTAAATTAGGTGAATGTTGTCTCACCGCTCTGGCGTAATGCCATGATACCAGCAGCAACGATACGTTTCGTTGGTGTACCGAGGCGATAGAAAGAAACTTTCTCACCATTGGTATTGATGCGGCTGTTCAGGTAAATTGAATGACCTTCTTTACGCAACTCATTGACAGTAGCGCTTGGGTTCTTTACCCCGAACTTAGCAGCCATTTGATTGGCGGTAAGTGTGTTGTATGTGCTGTCTTTGGTTAGGTAAGAGAGGACTTTTGATTTTGCTGACATTGTATAACTCCATAATTTAAAATGAATCACTTGCAAAGAAACTTATCTGAGGTGTGATTCGAACCTCAAGATTAGATACCATTATATCATAAAGAATGCTCATGTGAGGCAGACATGAGCACCATTGCCTAGAAAGGAATTTCTTCTGAAGGTTTAACTTCTTCGGCAACAACCGTTTGCACCAAAATGGATTCGGTATTTGCACCCGCATCAACTTTTGTATACAGGTCAAGGAAAGACATTTTGGTGTCATCATCAAAACGATTCAGGCACAACTCAATGGCTTTCATTCGATTACCGAATACACCATAAGTTTTTGAAATGTGTACCAAGCGGCGAGTAGAAATCACTTCATCAACTCCGCCTTCTACGAAAGTTTTGCGAATCACATCTGCCCAAGTAACAAGTTTCTCGGCAAATTCATCATCAGCTTTACCAAACGATGTTAATTCTTTCTTGATAATCTTACGCTCAACGGCAACTGGAGGCCAATCTTGTTCGTATGTATTGAGGAATCGTTCAAGGAAGGCTTCGTTAAGGACATTGGTGAACATATAACGACCATCTTCTGAACCTTTACCTTTAGTGTTTGCAGTAGCAACAATGGTAAAACCTTCAGCAGGAACCACATTCTCATTTTTCTTTTTCAACAAGAATGGTTTACCTTCAAGTACACGCTGCAAGCAGGAAAGGTTCTGAGCACCGTAATCAATTTCATCAATACACAATACGGCACCTTGACGAGCAGCAACCGTAACCGGACCGTCACGCCATTCCATCTGACCATTAATCAGAACATAGTTACCGAGCAAATCACTTTCATCGGTTTCAGGTGTCATTGAAACACAGAATTGCTTTGATGAAACGATTTTCAACAAGTCATCATAGTTGCCAAACGGCACATAATTTTTGTAGACCTTGGGAACCAGATTTTCTGTTTCAAGGTCAGTAACCACACTAGCAATACGGTTGCCAACAACCGGTTGACTTTCTGTTTGTTTCGGCATCTTAATAACCTGTGCTGTCATATCAATTGTAGCTGCGGCAGGCACAGCGCTAGAATTAGGAACTCGGTACAAACCATGACCAACTCGGTTTGATTCTTCCCGTGTAAACCAAGGTACTGAAGAAATACCAATTTCAGAGCAAATCTGTTTAATTTCAGATTTGGTTACGGTATCTTTACCGAGGTTTGTAAGCAAAGCGAAAAACTTCTCACGGACTTCAACTTTAGTGGTACGCATTTAAAACTCCAAATTTCACTAGAACATCCATTATACAATAAGATAGTGCTGCCTGTCAAGGCCTCTGTTGTAAAAATACAACAGTCTAGACGGCAATACCATCAATAAACCGGTTGACCATCACTCGATTAACTTGTTTCTTTTTATTCATTTTCATAAACGCATTTTTCAACTTGTTTGCCGTAACAGTACCTGTCACCGACAATTCTTCATCTTCAATATTCATTTCTGAACCACCGGGCATCATAAAGAATGCATTATAACCTGGATTGAAAGATTCGAGGAATTTTTCACTCTTCAACTTCTTACTCAAGCTCTGAACAAATTCAGAACGGTGATATTGCCAATTTGTATACTGAAAATCTTCATTGCAAATCTGTTTAACAGTACGACCTTTTTTATCGTAGTATTTGTTTGTAACAGAGTTTGTTAAATTACGACCAGTTTCAGTAATGAAAAAACCAAAAATCTTAGCACCAGTCACAGCACGGAACCAATCGAAAATTGCAACACGCAAACTATCATCAATATTGTAATGACTATCATTTAAGTGGAAGTCGAGTTTAATTTGCAATTTAGAATCACGGTCTTTAATGTAAATATTTTCAATACGTGCTTGAAACCGTTTTGCTTCATATGGTAATTTGTTAAAATCTGTTTTTGACACTTCACGAGATTTAGTAACAAAATCGGCAGTATCAGCATCACCGTCATGTACAATTACAAGGTTAACCAAATCAAGGTTGTTCACTTTGCGGAATTGTTTTGTAATTGAACCAAGAGCAACCATTGCCTGAACCAAAGGAGTATTACCCATAGATTCAGTAACAGGGATACCATGGCGAGGTCCAGAATTATAAGCATTACGCAAAGCAATCATATTGCGAATAGCACCATTAAATTCAGCACCACTCATTTTAGAATTGAGGTACTCTCGCAGATAAACTGGTTGCAAGAACAAATCACCATCTTCATAAGAAAAACCAGATTGTGGTGCTTGACCTTTAAAATCAAACTTACGGGCCGTTTGAGAATCACCGAAACCATACACAACAAATGGAATATTCACTTTGCGACAGAACATGGTAAGAACCAAAATCTGTTCAATAGAAGCGCCCATATTACCACGCATAGAACCAGAGCAATCAAGCAATAGAACCAGTCCATGTGATTTGCCTTTTGGCACTCGCATGATTTTTTTGAAAATGTTATCTTCAACTTTATACTTGTAAAGTTTACCAATATCAATATCGCCTGTGTTGGACACTTTAGCTTTCGCATATGATCGAGCAGCTTTCTTCATTTCAAATTCTTTTGTAAGCAGACCAATGTACCGGTCATTTTTCAACTTGAATTCTTTTACCAATGCGTTGCATTCATCAACTTTTTGTTCGTTTTTATAAAAGTAAAATTCATACAAATGCTGATGCACAACCTTAGCTGGTGTAACAATTTTTTCCAAATCTACTTGTGGAATTTTAGTGTAGACAAAAGGCCGGCATTTTTCATTGACCAGTTCTACTTCTTTGTTACGAAAGGCTTCATCTGTGGTGCAAATAGGTTCAAAATCATCATCAACATTTGGCTTTGAATCTTTCACACGGTTTAAATTGGCGCCTTGTTGGTCGCCAGATTCACCCTCACCGCTTTCACCATCACCATCTTCATCCGATTCTTCATCAGATTCACCAGATTTATCAGAGGCTTCAGCATCGCTGTCATCCGTATCTTCATCAGAATCACCATCCTCATCAGAAGGAGAAGAATCATCATAATCATAATCTGAGGAATCCGAATCGCTATCTTCAAATTCAAATTCGCCGTTTGGATCAGACATGAACATTTGTTGCTGTGTTTCAAATTGCTCATCTTTCGAGTAACCGAAAACAACTTCAGTAACACGAACAACATCTTCCCATGTTTCACAATCTTCTACATCATTGACCATTTTCACTTCTTCATCGGTGAAATTGATAACAATGGTGCCACCAGATTTGGTGTAAATGTTCAAACGGTCGATGAATGATAATCCATTAACGTCACGGGTTTTAATACCGAAGAAATCACGGTCTAAAAGGCTTTGGTAACCTTTGATGAAAGACTGGCGAATGCCAGGATATTTACGTTTGATTTTCTTTTCAATACGGGCATCTTCAACAACATTCAAGAAGCCTTTGAAATTACGACCACGACCTGAGATAGCATCATGCCATCCTTCAGCAGGTGTATAACGTGCATGACCAACTTCATGGCCTAGCAACAGGTCGTACAAATCGCCTGACATATCTTTCCAGATAGGGCAGTATAAAATACGATTAGTTGGATCAAACCTTGCCGTAGAGATTTTATCATGTACGATGGTCAGGTTTTCGGTGGCAAGTAATTTTGCCAATTGAGACTTTGTTTCAACAGTAAATGTCATAGTATGTTTTTTCTCTTTAAGAACATCCAGTATAACACAATCCTACTTGGATTGCAAGGACTTTATGTAGTCGGTAAGCTGTTGATTTAATTGGGGATTCTTACAGACTTCACTAAGGATATCTTTAATACCGTGAGTCTGAAATGCCTCCAGAACATCATGGACACAAGAGAAATAGTGCATCTCCTGCTGTTCCAACAATGTATGGGAGTAATCTTCTGAGGGTGCAAGTTGAAGTGTATCGTTCATGTATATCTCCTATCAATACAACCAGTATAACACAACTGGCTACCATGTCAAGGCAATAATTGATTTGTTGCTTATTTACAACATTATGGCTTATAAAATATAAAAATTGGCTCATACTTCAACCAGGTCTTATCGTTGATTTTACAGAAGTTTTTAGATTTAGGTAAACCGGTTTCTGTGTCAATACGATTACCACCAGGCATTTGAGCTAACGCCATTTTCATTTTACCTTGATATTGCATTCCAAAGGAAGTTAGAAAGTCTATAGAATCTTGTTCCAATGGTAGTGTTTTACCATCAAAAACAGCATCTGCAATATTCCATAAAAGATACCTATCATTACGAAGATACTCAACACAAGTTTCTAATGTTTTTCTTAGAAAACCATCTCTCCACAAATCATACTGAGAAAACTTTTTATATGATTGTTCACCATCTTCTGAATAAGCTTCTTTTGAAAAATATGGTGGTGATGTAAAAATTATATCCAACTTTCCTTTATATTTCTGAAAAGCAGGATCTTTATGTATCTCTTCAGACCCATGTTGGAAGATTTCATAAGTATGTATTTTAGGAAACAATCCATTTGCACGATAAGTTTTTGTGTTAAATAATTCTGCAAAATCATGGTATTTTGTTTTACCATTTTCAATATTATGATCCGTATTAGGATCAGTACCAATGTAATGAATATTTCTGCTATCATCAACAGATAAAGCACCCAACAATCTACCACCCCATCCTGCTGATGGATCATAGATATTGATTTGATCTTGCGTCTTAAAATTTTCTGTAAATTTTTCATACAGAAATTTGGCAGTTAATGGTGGAAAGTTAACTGCATACTGACAAAATGAAATACGAAAAGCTTTCAATCCAACAGGAAATAATTTTTGACCTTTCTCATATAAACGAATACGAAACGATTGTGCGTCTTTATGTTCAACATTTGTTTTACATTGTTCAGGTATAGAAATTGATAACAATTCATCTTTCGCAATTCGTAAGTAAGTTTGACCCTTTAATTCTTCATTATAGCCAGTGTATTCTTTATCACCAACATTTGGTTCGAGCCAATAGTCATGTGTATCATATACTCTGGCTTTAGTTTCAAACCATTCAATGAATTCTTTTGTTGATGTAGCTTTAAAAACCAGCGAACCAAGCTCAATCATACTATTCAGTTTAATTGGTGTAGAGTAATGATAGAAAGAATCTCGTTTAAAATGTCTTGAAGCATAAGTGATGAATGTATCTAATAATGAATCTTTTGCAAAGTAATCGTAGATAGACTTACCCTTCTCAACATCTTTTGTGTAGTTGATTCTAGTTTTCATCATGGTAGGAAACCATTGATTAACAGCATTACCAATATTGCTTGTATTACGAATTACATTCATTTCACCTGTCAATTCATCTTTAACAAGAAACTTATGAACAGGAAATGTGGACATATCATTAAACTGGTCTATGATTTGATGCTCATCATATCCAACTCTAGGTGGTTGTCCCTTTTCATCCCATAACTCAACAACAGTTTTACGAAGGCTAATAGCCCACTCTCGAAACTCTTCTTTAGTCATTTTCAAAACTTCTTCAAATTTCTTATTGCAAGTAGAATCTATTAGTTCTCTATTCTTTTCGTAAAAATATTTCATAATCTCTCATGTTTATAAACTACACCTGGTATACTACCACCTGACCAACTAGTAACACCTACGTTCAACATACCATTTTTTTCATAAAATGCTCTTGCTCTAGGATTTTCAGCACGGACAGTTAACCAAACAAGTTTATGCATATTAAAAAATTCATGTAATACTTTTTTTGCATTACCTGAACCTTGGTCTAGCGTAACAATCTGTCCTATATGTGCATCACCTTTTTCAGCTATCAATTCACCAATTCGCACCTTTCTCTTATAGACACCAAACACAATAACAACACCATCATGTAGAATGACATTATTATTGGCAAGTTTTCTTTTTAGGTAATCTTGCCTGATATGAGGAAAGTAGTCCTTTTTATATGGTGCAAATATGGATTCTATCACAGATAGATCGTCAATTGTGGCAATATTAAGCATTTTTATTTCCAAGTCGTTTAATTTTCTTAATAAGTTTACTCTGCCTATCTCTTGCTAATTGCAACGCAACTGGCTTTGAATAAGAGGTATACTTGATACCATTCATGTGGTCAAGTTCATGTTTGAAACAACGGGCAGTTAACCCTTCCATACGCATTTGTTTCAGCTGCCCATTCTCATTAATGAATTGTGCCATGATCCACTCTGGTCTTTCCACATTTAAGGTCAGTCCAGGGAATGACAAACATCCTTCTTTGTCTTTATGAAAATTAGGTGATTCATCAATGATAATAGGGTTAATACAAGCCCATGAATCATCTGGTGTACCCATAACAAACACTCGTTCAAAAACACCACATTGGTTAGCAGATAGTCCGATACCACTATACATCTTCATGGTCATTCGCAGTCTCTTAGAAAGCAATGTCATGTTTGCATTAGGTAAAGGCAAATCATATTCGGGAATACGTTGATCCAACATTGGATGGTTTTCACCAAACAAGATCAATGGTTCAACAGTAGGTTCTGCAATGCCTGCTTCTATTTCGGTATTAATTGTAAAGATATCACTCATTATATTAGCACCCAATCCTCGGCAAAATTTTCAGCCGTTTGTTCGTTATCAAAAAACACAGCCTCATTATAGTCTGTTACTGCTGCATAAAGCAAGACCATGTACTTACTATTGCCTGACTGTGTAACGTATACCTGACTAGTCTTGTTTTCTTTACCGTCGGTATATTCACTCAATTTCCTAAACTCACTCATTTCATTATCCTTGAAAAATTCTTGACTTTCTCGAACCGGATTACTGACCTGAATTTATCTTGCAGTATATCACCCTTATGAGAAATAACAAACACATTAGTACCTTCTAACATCTGTAAAATCGTCATTAGATATTCAGTACCATTAGCATCTAATGAAGAATCAAACACTTCATCTAAAATCAAAAGGTTAGTGTTTGCTGAATTCTTTAACTTAGCAACTGCACGCCAGCTAAATAATAAAGCCAAATCAATCTTCTGTTTTTCACCTTCACTAAAACTAGCATATGTAAAATCATCTCTATGCCTTGATTTGATTGTTTCTTTAAATGATTCATCAAGGTTAAAGTTTACAAAGAAATCAAATGATGCTAGATACTTGTTTACCAATTTATTGATGATTGGCAAATATTGTTTGATAATCTTGGTTTTAATACCAGTATCTTTCAATAGTCCTGCTGCAGCATCATAGTAAACTCTTTCATCAATCAAGGCCTTCAATTCTTCTTTCAATGATTCTAGTTTTAATTCCAGTTCTTTCAATTCACCTGAAGAATCTTCGGTATTGGCCTTAGAAACTTTAAGTTCAGCAATCATCTTCTCAAGTTTCTTGATATACTTATTGGTCTCCGTAATAGATGTATTGTTTGTTGCAATCTTAATTTGAAGTGCTTGTATCTTCTTCTGCACCTCAGAGATAACATTAAGTTTAGTCTGTTCTTCTAGGAGTTTTTCTTCCAACTTACCTAGTCCGTGATTACACTCACCGACCTTTACGGATAATGAATGTAATTCCTCTTCCTTAAACCCCAAGGCAATGGTTTGCCGGCACGTGGGACAATTATCATTGCCTTGAAAGAAATTGATATCTCTTTGAAATTTGGATAAGTTGCTTTCAATCTGAGATTCAAGTTTCGTAAGTTTCTTGACTTTAGATTCTGTCTCAGTTTTAGATGCAATCGCCAATTGGTGCCGCTCGACTTCTGCCGTATAGGACTCAATCTCTCCTGATAGGGTGGATATAACACTATTACTGCTGTTGATATCGTTGCCGTATTCAACAATCTTCTCATCATTGTTTTGTTTAAGTTCATCAATATGCTTCTTCTGTAATTCGTATTTTTGTTCACTCAACTCAATGTCGTATTTCTTTGAAGTGGTTAATTCTTTATTGTTTAGATTCTTATCTTTAAGGATGTTATTCATCGCTGAAAAGATTTGGATGTCCAATAAATCTTCAATGATTTCTCTACGATCACCAGGTTTCAATTGCATGAATGGCGTAAATGATGCTGAACCAAGAATAACAATCTGTGTGAACGACTTATAGTTTAACTTCAAAATAAACTTTTCAAGGTATTCTTGGTAATCACGGACTGCGGCTTCTTGATTAATCATTACACCGTCACACCAGATTTCAAACACAGCAGGCTTAATACCACGAACAATCTTATATGATTTATTGCCTGTACTAAACTCAACTTCAACGATACAATCTTTACCATTGATACTATTCAATAATTGAGGTTTAGTAATTGCACGAAAGGCTTTGCCAAACAAGGCAAAACACAACGCATCAAGCATCGTAGATTTACCTGAACCATTAGAACCTACAACTAGGGTATTAGGTGACTTATCAAATTGTATTTCGGTAAAATAATTACCGGTACTCAGGAAATTCTTCCATCTAATTTTTCGGAATAGTATCATTCAGTTTCCGTGTTCAAAGCTTCAACATAAAGTTCTTTCATTAAAGTCTTTAGTTTATCATTATTCACATTCAAAGTGAGGTTATCAATGTACTTAGATAAGATTGTCATCGTATCTTCTGCCTGATCTATCAACTCTTGGTCATCATCTAAGGCAACATCGGTAAAGTCCTCAACGATTGATATGTCAGCAACACCTGCCTTATACAGATTATCAACCACATTATCAAATAGGTAAGGGTTCTGTTTGTTCAGCACCACAACCTTAACAAAGGTATCTTTCAAATTGTTAAAGTCATAGTTCTTCCAATGTTCAAAGTCTTGAGCACCATCATCATAGTTCAGCTTGTAGAACATTCGATTTGAATTAGGAACAAATGTCAGTTCTCTTGTCTCGGTATCAAACACATGAAACCCACGTTGGTCATTGTAATCTGCCCATGTGATTTCATATTGATTACCAAGATAGAAGATTGAACCATCGTTGGACTTGTGATGGAAATGACCAGAAAGAACCATATCGAATCTATTAAACAAACTCTTATCTAGACCTGTGTGACAGATGTTTCCTCTATCCATCTCAAAGCCTGCAATCTCAAAATGCCCGAAAACGATTTGTGTTTTGGTGTTCTCTAAGAAATCTAAGGTCTGTTCATAGTTGCTAGAATTGATCCAAGGTACCAGAGCCACTTTTGTACCAGCATATTCCATTTCAACCGGATCAATAAACACATTGATGTTTTCATAACGATCAAACAATTCATGCATGGCATTAATTTCATTTGTGTTCTTGTAAGTAACATCATGGTTACCAACAATAACATCCATATTGATGCCTTCTCGCTCAAGCACATCAAAGAACCTTTTTCGCCAGGAATTCAAAGTGACAAAGTTGATGTATTTTCTACGATCAACAACATCACCTAAGTGGCAAATCTGTGTGATGTTATTTTCCTTCAAATAAGGAAAGAATGTACCTTCCCAAAATTTAAAGAAATATTCATTGAATCTTGGGTCATCACCTCTTGCACCGGCGTGGGTGTCATTTATCAGGGCTATTTTCATCGTCTACAATATCAATATCTTCAATTAAAGGAATATCTTCCTCAATAAATTTCTCAAGGCCTTTTATCTTTGCTTTCTTCTATACAGTTCACCTTCATTCAACAAACCAAATTGTTGTGTTGCCTTGTACTTAACATACAATTGTTTTTTCTCCTTGGCAATCCTACGGAGAAAAGCATAGTAAATAATTTGGGTGAAGTATGCAAAAGGATTCTTCGACTTAATAGGATCAAAATTACGAAAGTATTGAATACAGTTCTCAATACCATCGCAAATCATTTCTTCACGAAACGAATATGATATGAAGTTTGGTTTGCGTGAAAAGCTTTCTGCAATCTTTAAGAAACATTCACCGATGTAATTTGGTATAGGTGGATCTTCTTTGCCATTTTCTTTAGCTAATGCACATCTATCATGGTAATCAATTAATGATGCTAAAAAATCAGCATTGTTGACGTAGTGTTTCTTACTCATATATTTTCCAATTCACCTTTAGTATTTACTAACATAGTATCATTATAACATAATTTACACATAAGTCAAGTTTTTTAGGTACTTATCACCATCATTGCCACATTTGTTACTTGACAAGTGATATCATGGCGGTGTTGTCGTTTCAATGTTATATAAGAACCAGTAACCATATTAGTGTAATGTTCTCTTCTTAGTACCTTGTTGGTACTCTTCCAACTCTGCATAGGCAGCTTCTTCTTCCTCTTCAGTAAGTTCTTCATCATCATCTAATTCTTCTAGACCATCATCACTGGCATACATATCTTCTTCAACCTCGACCACGGTAGTATTGTAGTATTCAATGATATGTGGTTTTGGTTCAAACACAGCTAAAACATCCAATGAGAATATTCTTGCAGATGTATTCTCAACTATCTCCAAGGGAATCCAAGGACTCATCATCATAACAGATTTACCTGATGATAGTCTTTTAAATATCAATGACATTGGGTTGTTTAGAATAACCGAACTATCACTATCATCTGAGGTATAATCAGCAATGATATCTTCACCACTTTGTAGTCTTACAATCTTTATGTTATCCATCATCCGTTTTCCAACTTTATAGGGTAAAACTTATAGTTAAACTTCTCTTCATCATATAGCTTAACTCTTTCTATTAGGTGTTTGATTGTGTAATTGGTAAATTTGCCAATTCTAAAATCATCAGATATATCAAACAGAACAGCTTCTTCTTTATCATCTCCTAATCTTAAACCTCGCCCAATGGATTGTAGATTGCGAATCTTAGATTTAGAGGGACTTGCAAATACAATATTGTGTAGGTTTCGTATGTTGACTCCAGTTGAGAAAGTACCATAAGAAGCCACGATAATAGCATCTTTTTCTTTTTCAGTAATAGAACGGATAGATTCACGGACTTCAACATCGGTACCTCCGTATACAAAAAATACTTGTCTATTCTTGGTGTGTTGTTTGATTAGTGCGTGTAAATCTCTACCATGTTTTTCTACGAACTGAAATAATATAAGGGTATTGCCTTTCAATGACAATGTTAAATTCTTAATGAATTCATTTCTAGCAGGATTCATAACTATATATTCTACTTCTTGATTGTAGTCCCAATCTTTAGCCATCTTACAAATGGCATCAGGGTATTTTAGTATTAAACATTTAATTCTAAACGCTGCCAGTTGACCCTTTTCAATTAATTCTGCTGTTGATGTGGCCTTGTAAACTGGACCAAACAACCCTTCTAGTACCAATTTATGTGTCTGTGTACCATCAAGTGTACCAGTGCAACCAATACGATATTTGGTATCAGTCAAGCTTGACATGATTGTTGCTAACGATTTGGCTTTGAATTGATGTGCCTCATCACCTATAACAAAATCAAATTGCTTGAAGTATTCAGGTGGATTTTTGTAGATAGATTGCCATGTTGTGATGGTCAAAAACTTATCTGTGACCTTATCTTTACCTGCATACTGTTTATGACAAAACTCTTCTGAGTTATATCCATAAGATTGAAAGTCGGTATACATCTGTTCAACAAGTGAAGTTGTTGGTACAACTAATAAACCTTTTCTTTGTGTTTGCTGAATATATCTCAACATCAAATAAATGATTAAAGATTTACCTGATGCAGTAGGTGAAAGAAGTAAGATTCTTTTATTACGGATTGCATGAACAAAAGAGTTAACTTGATAGTCACGAGGTTCAAATGGCAAACCAAGTGTCTGTATAAAATCGTTAGCTTCTTTTAAAGAGTAACTGTCTGTGATCGTTATCTCAGGGTCAATGTCAATTTTGTAATCTCTTTCTTTACAAAACTTTTCAATATAAGGTACCAAGCCATGGTATATTTCCATGGTTCTTAAATCAAGCAACCTTATCTTACCATCCCAATATCTTGCCTTGAATGCAGGAGTATATTGGTAACCGGGAACATAGAAACAAAAATAATCGGAAAGTTCTTGTGCTACATTTCTTTCTGACACTACTCTGATAAAGGCTTCGTTGACCTTTTCTAATCTTAAATCATACACCCTGTATAAACCTTTCCCATGTTATAAATTCTTTCAATTGAAATGTTCTTGAGTGCAACTCTTTAAGAATACTCTGGCATACATCAACAATTTCTTCATGTAAAATTTTGTTAGCCAAGTACTTGTTTAAATCTTCATCACTCTCAAAGTATGTAGTGATCTCGGATTTGAGTACAAAAGGAAATGGTTCCCAACCATACTGTTTGAGTTGGTCATTATCCAATTTACCTGTGTAGTATTCCCACTTCAGTCGTTTCATTTTGTTATACTTAAACTCAGACTCTCTCACCAATAGTCGGTGACGAGAAAGTATATTTAAATACTTACTGTGTAGTTGTGGTATGTTTGTTAGTTCTTTGCCTGGCTCAGTTCTATCAATGACAGAATCTTTTGCCCACATAGCTAATAGTTCATCAAGTTTGTTCATTATAAATCCTCCTGTTAGGAGTATACACTAATTATGTAGCTCTGTCAACATCAAAATAGGAATATCTGAATGTGGCATCGGCAGTAATGATGGAATCTGGTGTGTCGGATGCCGAAACCACAAATGTAGATACCGATGTTGGAAACATATCGTAGAAAGTGAATGTGTGTAATGGATTGTTTGCTGATGATAAAAGGGTAATCTTAGCATCAGAAAATTGTGGCATTAAATCACCACGAGCATTTGCATTTGGATTTAAAGTACTCAACCTTTTGTAATCTTCAAAGCTAGTTACCTTGGTCATTGCACGAATCCAATCATGAATCTCTAACCATGATTTCAATTCTTCATCCACTAAAAAAGTAACATTCAAAATATCATATACAGCCTTTTCACCTGGAGAATATATGTCAACAAATGGATTGTTACGAACAATCTCATTTAATGAAATGCCAGGAATAGTTATAGACTGGCAAAAATATTGCAGATTAGGTACACGACTAAAGTTTAACTGAAACTTATTAGGGTGTAAGTAATTTGGATTGGATGGATTTCTTGTGAATGCACTCATTATTGTCTCACTAGTTATACTGGTATTTATATGTAAAAAAAGAGGCACCGAAGTGCCTCTCTAAAGAACTCTCTACGGAGTTTTTATTTACATGATGTTTTTAATTGCAAAACCACGGTAGTAGTTGTTTGACTTAGCAGTCAAAGCGCCTAGACCTTGTGTTGTTCCTTCTGCAAATGGATTAGCAACTAGACCATAACGAGTCTTGAAACCAATCTTTGGTTGGAATGTACCGGTATCAACGGCACGAACCATTTGGAGAGGAACGTAAGGGCAATAAAAAAGACCAGCGTCAAATGCATTTGAACCTTTGAAACCAACAACTGCAAATTCGTTGGTTGAAGATGTTTGTGCATATGGGTCGATGTACACTTTAATACGACCGAACATTGTACCAGCAAATGTATTACCAGTATCGTCAACTGTTAAGCTAACTTGTGATTGCAATGCTGAGTTATAGTCTAGAAGGCCAGCCATCGCAAATGCAGATGCAACATCTGAAGATACGATAACGATATTGCCTTTGCCACGACGAGTTGTTTTAGCAATGGTGTTAGCTTCACGCTCTAATTGGAATGCCAAACCTTTGATTTTCTCAACCATCCAACGACCGTTTGAATCGGTGTCTAAGTCGAAAGTACCACGAGTTGTTGTACCAACTTGTGCGCCTAACTTTGCAGTACCGTAAATTGTACGAACAACTTCACGGTTGATTTCAGCAAGAATTTCTGTTGACAAGATGTTTGCCAATTCTGTTTCTGCGTCTAGACCATGAACTGCTTTCAAGTCTTGAGCTAATTCAAGTGAGTATTCTGCCTTCAAAGCACGAGTACGAGCAGTAACAGTTACTTTCTCAATTGAGAATGCCATTTCTTGGAATGTGTTACCAGCAGCACCGTCACCAAGAGCTTCAGCAGAACCTGTAGTCATTGCAAGACCGGCTTGAGCGTTTGATGTGAATGTTTCTGTTGTGTTAGCTGAAACTGACAATGCAGCTAATTGGTTTGTAATAGCTGCAGCAAGTGCAGTATTAGCGCCAGAGAACTGTGAGTTAGCTTCGTTAAAGAATGCTTCTGTACCGCCTTGACCAGCATACTTAGTACGCATTGCGAAAATCAAACCTGTTGGACCTGTCATTGGCTGAACGCCGCAAATGTCATAGGCAATTAGGTTTGGTAATGAACGGCGAACCAAACTGATTAAGATTGGATCAAAACCAGCAACTGGACCTGCTGCAGCTGCACCACCACTAAAACCACCTGTACCAGCAAAGTTTGTTGGTGAACCAGCTTCTGTCAACATACCTGATGACTTAGCCATTTCAATAGCTTGATTTTCTAAAATAACTGCTGTAACTGCTTTACGATATGGGTCTTTAATGGCCGGCATATCTTTATGGTCTAATACCGCAGCCCATTTTGTTTGTAGTTCTTCTGTCATATACATTTATATATCTCCTTGGATATTATATTTTAGTTTTGGAAATTGCGTTTGCAACTGCTGATACGAATGGGTCGTTAGAAACGAACCTCTTCTCTGAACCATCAGTTACTTCTTCTTGAAGATGGCTTTCTCTGGCTTTCTTCACACCAGATGGAAAGTAGTTCTCACGAATTGTTTCAAGTTTATTTTCATATTCTTCCTCTGTGGAAAAATGTACGCTCTCTGCGAGTGATTTAATTTTTTCAACTTGAGTTGCTGTAAGACCTTCACAAACTTCACGAGTTACTTCTGACTTGCGTGATTCAATTAATGCTTTCGCATAATCAACATTACGTTCGATTTCTTCGTCAAGTTTGCTTTCAAGTTCTTCAACTTTAGAGGCAAGTTCTTCAACGAGGTCAACTTTTTCGGCAGGAACATCAATATAGTTCTCTACGAATAGGTTGCGTAAACCGGCAATAAAATCTTCTGTCATTTCTGAGCGTAGACCGGATTCAATAGCGATTTGATTTTCTTCCATCCATTGGTCAACAATGTATGATAGGTAATCGTCAATTTTTTCTGTTAGGTCTTGCTTGATTGATTCAACAGCTTCTTCTAGCATACCAGCATAATACGATTCTACTTCTTCTTCAATTTGAGAAACACGATCATGAATACGAGCTTCAAAAATTGTAGAAACTTTATCTTTAAATTCTTCAGAGATTGTATCATCATCTGCGAACAAATCTGCAATATCTTCTTTCATTGTTTTTTGGCCACCGCCAAGCATTTCTTGGGTATCAGGTGAAGCATCTGATGGCTTTGTTGTTGGTGCTGTGGCTGATCTTGCAACTTTTGTTGTATCAATTTTAGCTGAGTCATCATCTGATTTGTAATTCTGAGGTGTTGGTCCACCTAATTCTACAACTTCACCTGCTAGTTTTTCTCCCGGCATAGCTTTTGCTGAACTCTTGCTTCCTGCAAGAATTTCTGCTGCTGCCTCGAAAAGTTTGTTTGATGCCATTAGGAATCTCCTTAGTATTTTCTATTTATAAAATTAAAGTTTTCGGATGAAATTTTCGAACAAATTAATAGCAACTTGTTCAATGTCTTTGCGTGAAGCCTTTCTAATTTGTTTTTTTGCTGAATCAATGTCCATCTCTACGAATCGACCTTCAACAAATAACCATTCTCTATTCTCCATGATACCATTAACAAAAGCACCTGGAGCAGAAGGATCTGCCACAATATCAGCTGCTGTTGCTAATCGAAAATCATCTTGTACCATGCTGTAACCTTCTTTAGTTTGCACAAGAGATCCCATGCCACGAGAAGATACTCCAAGGTTTACACCTGACTCGATAAAACTTTTAACGATCTGACCATACGGTGTTTCAAGTATCAATGCTTTACCAATAAAGCATTCTCCATTATCTTCTAAAAAAATAATCTTGTGAGATACTCTTTCTAAATTTAATGATGGTGTATCTGGATGACCCAATTCACCTAAAGCACGATTAGTTTTAATAAATGATTCGTTGTAACGACCAACCTCCTTTGATAAGGTATTTTTGGCGTACATACGGTTATTTTTATTTGGTTTATCATAGACAAGAAAAGGACCTGTAATGTATAGGTTCTTCTTGCCATTTTCAGAGGCTTCAGTAATGTACTCCACCTCTTCGATATTTTCTCTGATTAGTTTCATATTACATTCCCGTTAATGGTGTTGTGTAAGTAGCAGACTTAGTTACTTCTAAGAGTAATGTTCCGCCAGTTACAACTGTAATGACCACATTGGAAGTATTATTGTTTGCAATGGTATGTCCCCATTCATCTAATCTAACTTCACCAGTATTATGTAAGGTAACAATATTATTACCATTACGAACAACTTGGATATTACCGTTTGTTGACCAATTAATTCTTCTAATGTTTGCAGAACTAATGACTTCATTACTGTCAACAGCTAAAGAAATAAGGTTAGCATAATATGTACCAGCACCCTCAACACGAATGAGTGATGAACTTCTTAATGAATTTGTAATTTCTATTGGCATTTTATTTTATTCCCATGGAAGTGCGGCGTCTTAAAGACATTTTTCTTTTGAGTAATGTTCTACGCAATTTGGATTTACCCTTTGTCTTCCAGTATCTTTTTAATTTTCTGGACTTTTGTATTCTTTGAATTGCTGGTATTCGAATCACACTATTACCAGAAATTCTAAATCCTTTTACTGTTGATCTTCTTTTATTTCTTTGAACAACAATTTGATTATTTTTATTTCTACGAATGCGGCGGCGTATCTTTTTAATTCTACCGACTCGCACTACGTTTGCTTCATCTATTTGTTCATCTACTATCACTTCTGTATATGTGTTCAATGCCACATATATCTTTTCTTCTTCCAAATGCTCAGCTGAAATTTCATCAAGGCGATTGAAAATAATTTCTTTAGCCTCGGACAATCTATTCTGTGCAATTAAATCTATTAAGGTCATGTCGTTTGTTTAGAAACAAAATCTAAAACTTTATTCAAACCTTCTTGTGATTCTTTTAAAAGACTTGAAAATTTAACTTGATTATCTTCACTCAATTGTTCAAAAACGGTATCAATAGCATCAGCCGTTTGTTCATCAATTGTGCTAACTGTACCATCATTGTGGTTAATTACCACTTCTTCATTAGTTTTTTTAGGAATATGGCCAATTGCATGATCCGATGCCTTACTCAAATCTTGATATGCAGAGTAAGCATCTTTATAATTTTTATGAGTGCTTATTGTTCTACCAGTTTCTTTGTGGACAATTTCATGTGGTTCATCTTCAATGCCTTCTTGCACAACTTCTTCTGCCTGGACAGGATTATCCATTGGTGTACCTGCTGAATATGGAACAGAAAAGTAACGATTCAACCTATCGCTATAGTACATAACATTCGTAATACCCTCTGGATAATAACGAATGGCTTTACGCTTTAGTACCAAAACAAAAGGTGGGTTAATGCCTTCTTCCAAATAAGAAACTTCTTCTTTTTTCAATTTGGTAGAATCTTCATCAGCTTCTGGATCGTCACCAACCTCTGGTGCAGTATCTCCAACTTTAACTCTATGTGACCTAACTTTTTGTCCGTTTACACCAAGTTTGTAATCTGAAGTGGCGACAATACCTTCTTCTAATTCTTCTCTTACTGCACGGCGAGTTTGAGTATAAATTTGTTTATTATTGGTAATCAAATCTACCATCTTAGTAAACAAATTCTGAATAATCATCCTATCGGCATTAGTGAATTGTGGACGTTCTTCACCCATCTTATCCAATATACTGTGCATACGCTGAATCTGTGCCTTATTGGCAAGACCAGCACGGACAAGAGCATCAAACTTTGTGTAGTCTGATTTCTCTTCTTCCATTAGAATGGTTTTAAAGTCTAGTAACGATTTCATGTATTATTTTATTTAGCCATTACTTTAGGTGGAATTGATCCTGGTGCACCAAGTTTTCTTCTTGCTAATTTATCACCCTCATATCTGCCATCATCTTTATTTTGTTGTGTTCTACCAAGACTTGCAGCTTTATCAGACACATCTCCACGAAGTTGACTTCCGGCTTCTGCTTTATTACCTTTTAAATAACCTCTTAATGTTGCTTTTGACAGTTCATCCAGTTCTTCCACTTCTTCTTCTACTTGGCTACCAAATAGTGTTGCACCAAGTTCTTGCTTACGAGAATCAAGTGCCTCAAATGCACGAGCAGATAACAAGTCTGATAATGTTTCTTTAGAATCAGCAGCTTGTCCTGCTACTAGTTGCTCGATAAATGTTGTTGTAGACATAAAAATCTCCTATTATACCTTATTTAGTTTTATTGAAAGCATACTTATTTACCGCATCATCTAATTGTGGAGTTAATGATTCAGTATCATCATTTTCAACAGTATTGTCTATTGAT